ATCTGTTTGTAATTCTGCTAAAGTGTATGCCATTATCCGTTTACCACTCCTAATGTTACTGGACCTGCTGAAGTATTTTCTCCACCCCCTGAAATTCCACCAGTCGTCGCAGTGCTTGTACTTGTTATATAAAAATAATTTATTGGATCTGTTAGAGCATCTGATGTTGTAGCTCCAGTTACATTTCCTGATGAATCTATTTGACCCAAAGCAATTGTAAATCCACTTGTATTATTTAAATCACTTACATTATCAAAAGTTGGAATGGTTGCAAATGCTTGTAGGTTTCTTAACTCAGCTTGTGCAGCTTGATCAGCACCAGCTGGTCCTGCAGAAGTTACGATAGGTGCACCTCTAAATCTTACAACTGATCCTGCAGCTCTTTGATGATCTTCTGAAAAAACATTTACATAAGTTGTTCCACCGTATTTAACCGTTGTAAATGGATTATTAGTTAAAAGAGTTAAACTTGTTTTTGATGCAGGTTGTGGTCTTGGGTTAAATAAAGCTTGTGGATCTGATCCAACTGGCTTTGGTTCAAGTTGTGGTTGTTTTGGTTCATACTCTGAAGTATGAACTAAAGCTCCATTCCATTCTCTAACCATTTCAGTATATGGAAATGCCATTCCTGATCTATCAGAAATTGCTAATGATCTTTTACCTGATGCGTATTTACCCATTATACTCCATCTCCATAGAATGTTTGTGGTGAAATGAAACTAGATGTTCCTTGGTTATCTGCATCTAATGCTCTTAACATTTCACTTTCATATCTTCGTTCTAATTCGCCAGATCTTTCTGGTGAAACTTTTTGACTTAAATAATATGCTAGCCCTGACATCATGCAAGGGTAAAATCTATTAACTACATCTGATGTATAATTATAAGATCCTGCATCTTGAATTCTTGCTAAATAATAAAAACAAAATTGAAAATTACTTGGTGTTGTTGTGCTTGATACACTTGAACTTGGTGTTGTATATAAAAATATACTTGGATTTAATTTTCTTTCCACATAATATTGTGATGGTGTTCCTTTAGCTAATTTATTAGGCGTAGCTGAATAAGCAGATCTATCTATTTTTGTAAGTGCAATATCTTGTGGTGCTGTAGCATCTGAATTGTTTCTGTAATATGCTTCTAATACTGAATCAATATCTTGTGGAAAATTTTCAGAATCAGATGCAAAATTATATTCTGCTTGACCTTCCACTAATGGAATCTTTGCAAGTTTAACTTTCCATAAATGAACTCCTCTATTACCCCATTCTTGAAACATTATATTTAAAGATCTTCTTGCGGATCTTAATTGATATCCTGTTCTAGTTCCTAATACACCTGTTCTCTCATAAGCTTCTTCAATAATTTCATCTATTTGAGGATTATATTCTGCCTCACCAGAAGTTGGTGAAATAGTTTGTGCAGCATTACCCATACCACTATGAGCAGTGCAATAATAAAATAATACAGGAGCTCCAGTTTTTTTAACTGGTGCAACAACTATTGTTACTTTAGCTCCACTTGTTCCTGCAGTTCCGGTTGTAGTAACACCAGTTGTATAAGTTGCAGCTGGATCGTTGTTTGGATTTGTAGAAAAAGCTAGTTGATGTGTATCGTTTGTTGAATCAGATAAATCAAAAATATACGTATTACCCTCTTGTAAATACAAGACAGGGGATACCTCACCGTTAATATAAAATTTATTACCGGTACCATATTGATTAGTGCCACTTGCAACAGTGACTGTGTAAGTTATGGTAGCCATTCAAACTCCTAGCCGTGTAGCAATGTTACCGAAGTAGCTGTTGTTACAATCTGAAACTTCAAAGCTGTAGCTGCTCTTAAACCTGTTCCTGGAAACTGCATATATGTAGTTGAACCTGGACCATTAGTTGTATTAGTAGCTGGAATTA